GCATGGGCGATCACTATGACTGTGTTCCATACAGTACGTGTGATCTGGGAATTCATCCTTACATCAAAACTGGAATAATCCCATCCGAGCATCTTGTCATCCGACGAATACTTGGTTGCATGATCCATCAATTCTTTCCATTGTGGACCAAATGCATTCACTCCCACAGCTAACTCAGCTAAAATAGGGTGCTTACATAAGAATCGTGCAACAGGCAAGAAATACATTCTGATTAATAGTCCTAATGCAACGGGTGCGGCTTTAAATACACTCACTTTAATCTTGTCCACTTTCGTAGGTTCATCCTTCAAAGTGGCCGTCGTAACTGGATATGCTCTGTCCCCGTCGAGATAACAAGAACGTAAGCGCTCATACTCCTTCACAATTAAAGGTGTTGGTATCCTGTTCAAAATACGACCACGATCGTCAAATTCCTCCACAAAATACAGCGGAATGCCTTCTGCATCCACTTTGTTTTTCGGACCAAAATTTGGAAACCCGGTTCCTGTGTTCATAGGAATAGGATCGATAAAACGAATTCCATTAATTCCCATAATGGTTTCACGCATTGTTAGTGGACGCATTGTATCCACACCTTCAGAACTTTCATAATCTCTAAACGTGGGGATGACATCTAAAATCGGTTGTAACCAATCTCGTTTTGCGCGTTCCAACAATAGCGGATCAAACATTTTGCCTGGTTTACCAAACTTATCTACATTGGCATTAAAAGGAATCCAATTGCACTTCATAGCAGGCGGACCCCATGTGTTGGGAACCCCGCAGTGTTTCTCAATGCGTTCTGATAGAAAAGATGGTTCAACAGCACTAGAGTGCTTGTTCCGTAATTTCACGGAACCTATCTTGTGAACTTCATAATCAGTACCCATCTGCTGTAAATGCAGTGCTTTCGGATGTATTTCCTTAGACACCAACAGTGATTTATCACACTGTGTTTCTGGAATCGTAGTTGCATTAGCCGACATGAAATATCCTGCTGTTTCAAAATGCTTCATTGCATCTTCAATCTGCGGTTCGGTGCACGTAACACAAATTCCTGCATTGGTGCGAGAATTACCTCCTATATGCAAACCAATGATGGCTGGTTCAGCAACATCACTTAGCACGGCGCTCATACAGGCTCCTTTCCTAGCGAGCTCTGTTTCATAACTTGCGCCATACATTGTCATGTGCGTATGCGACACTTTGCCAAATTGAGCTGAAATCGCATCCGAAGTATATTCCAATTCTTCAGTGAAACCAACTATTTGACCTATTGTGCTTCCTTCAGGTTTCTCCTTAGGGAACCAGCGCAAAACGCTAGCAATGTCTGGACAATTGGGAATCCATGCTGCCACTAAATCCATTTCTGGAAATTGATAACACATAGAATACCGAATTTTACATGAAAACACACCTCCACTAGTATTATTTCGGTGTATGGTACATGTAATCAAATCTGACATCGGTTTGCGCATATCACCATCCTTGTAAAAAGTGTGTTTTGGTAACAACATTAGTGACTTTCGCGGGAAAAATACATTGCTTTTGGCAACATAATCCCCATCAGAATGTGCGAATCTGGCCCAAGCCAAATTTTTCCGCACTACATTCATCAAATGTTTGCATGTTGAACCAGCAACACGTGAGGCTAAATTCTTTCCTCCATTTCCTTTCATTTCAAAACCAAACCACCCAGGTGCTTTCGCCACATCTGCATAATTATCTAATGTATGTGGAGTGCGCCTGGTGTTATTCCAAATCACCAAAAAAGTAGAAACTGC